GTCTAGTTTTCTGCCGCTCTAAGTTAGTTGAATAAATAATATCATGTTCCTTACCATCTGCTCCTTTAACTTTAAAATGAAATTTAATGGTGCTCCCCGCATCCCCCGTAAATTCAATTCTTAAAGTTTCCTTTTTTCGTGCCTCTCCTAACCCACGAAGAACATCATTTTGATTTATTACTAGAGGTGCAGAATCAGTAGCTTCTTCAGTTACTACTTGCCCCAGTTCGCCCTGTTCCATAATGGTAGCCCCAGCCATACGGCACATAGCATCAGTAGCTCCTGCTCGTTTAATAGGATCCTTCCCATTATAATCTGTTTTAAAACGATAGGCTAAATAATCTCGTCTTAAAGCTTCGGCAGCCCTCTTTCGATTTTTTTTTGCTTCAGGTGAATTACCGTCAAAAGAAATTCTTTCTCTTATAGTTTTGGGATCATCTCCATTAGGATTAGGAATTTCTTTTGTACAAGCATTATAAAAATTAGAACCCACAGCCCCATACTTAAATCTACCTAATGTCATATTTTGAATTTGGAGCGCAGTCACAGAGGGATTAGTAAGTGTTATCTGTCCATCTGTATTTACATACTGTATTTCTTCAGATATCCCCCTACAAGAATCATAAAGCTTTTTTATAGGACTAAAATAGGTGGCAATAGAACCTTGCGGATCTGTGTGCGAGGGATCAAGCTGTAAAGATTGATTAAGTTTGTTGTACCATGCCTCCTCATTCTCAGGAGGAGAAGGGCCAGTAATTTCATTTCCCATAACGATATCAATAGCTCGATCAAGAGAAAGATCTCCAAACTTAATTTGACCTCCTACCGATAATTTATTTCCTGCACTCAAGAGATGTATTTCAGTTGTATCAGTAACAGACAAGCCTTGTCTCTTTAATGTTTTTTCAATTTGAGGTTTTAATGCTTCTGTTGCATTGTCATACAAGTCTTTAGGAGTTGTCGTAACAACATCCTGGGGTGTTAGTTGAAGGTGGTGAGCCCTAGCTTTGGCTGTGGCTAACCCTTCATCTCCTAAATACATAAAGAAGTTATCTACTTTACCTCCAAGCCTTTGCGCTGTTCCTCCTGCAATAATATCATCTGCTTGCACTCTTTTTAATAATCCCCCCATCTGTACCATTATTTGACTTAATAGTTTTTTAACACTTCCATCTTTGGTTAAAACACTAAGCTGCCTTTCAACTTCTTCCATCAAAGGATATGAATCAAGCACAATACCTTGGTCTGCCATAGGAGTTTCTCCTGCAAACTCTTGCAAGGATAGTAAATTATCCTGCATCTCCTGTGTAAACTCAGCAGCTAAAGGTTTTAAGATAGCTTGTTTCTGTTGCTTAGTAGCACCTTCTGGGAACTGTCGAACCTTTGCATATATACGGGTTATTAATCCCATAAAAGCCTCATTAAAGCGTCCCTTCGTTTCATTTTGTGCATTCGTTGATCCCTTAAATTGGTATTGTTTAATTTCACAACCAAACCTGTCGATCATAGCTTGATGAAGACCCCCCTTATCCATCACAACACCTCCTGCACCGAACTCCATTGGACCTCCCTGATCAGGGTCAGTAAAAAGAACCACCTTACCTTTACCAACTAATCCCATTCTCTTATTCACTTGATCACAATCAGGGTCTCCTCTCTCCAGTAAATGTAAGAGGTCTTCATTAGTTTTAAAGATATCAGCAAATACATCTTCGCCAATTTCCTCTTTTTGCATGTTACCCTCTTCATCAAAACCAATAAAGCCTGTTCCATGAAACAGTTTTGATTCTAAACTTTTAGCATTAGAACCTCCAATATATTGAAGTGTATTAATAGTTCCTTTACAAATATGGTCTGGTAATATCTCCTTACGGCATAACTCATCTATTTGTTGAAGATTTTTCTTTTCTAATGTTAAAATATGTTTAGCTAATTCAGGAAATCGCTCTGGATCACTGTCTATTAAAGAACCTAGAGTATTTAATCTCTCTTCTAGGAGAGCTTCCTCGTCTTGTTGTGCAACTAACTTGTCATCTTCTCCACCTTTAAAATAACCAACAAGAGCTTTCCAACCTTTTGAATTAACGTCTGGGGTTCCTCCCGCATCTGCTAAAGCCATGGGCCATCCCGCACCCAAAATTAAACTTATTCTTTCAGGCTGTTGTCCCTTAGGGGGACTCAAAAAAGCCCAAGGCGCTCCACCCTCTACCCGTTTGGAGTCATCATACTGCTGAGACTTCCCTAAAGCTACAACTTCTAATGCTTTCTTTTCTGCATCCTTGTTAGCTTGAGCATCCACATCCTCCTGATTAGACTTTCCATCATCAACTTTTTTGTTCTTAGCTTCCGCTTCACTAAGATATATAAGCTTAAAAGATCTCTTCTTAAGCTTATTATAACTATCTAATAGTTCGTTAAAATAATCCATATATTATTATAGCTGAAAGAAAAGTAGGTCCAGCCTAAAGAATATATTAGGCTGGACCTTTAATTACTTACTTAAACTCTGTTCTTACTAGGCACTCGTATAAGGATTAGCGTAGTCGTAGGTGTTCAAGAAATCATACTTGAAGCTTACTTCTAAAGTATGAAAATCATTTGTCTGATAATTAAACTCAGCAGCGGACCACTTAGTTGGATAGACTCCTAAAAGTTCAACAGTAGAATGAGGAGTCATGGTGTTATCCAACATAACAATCTCCAACTTATCAGTTTTAAACGTAGCTCCCGCCAATCCTCCTGGTTGAGCATTCTTAGTCATTTCTCCTGTGATCGGATCATAGATAGTTTTAAAGTATCTCCAAAGATCACTAGCGGTTTCCCTTAGATATAGATTATCAAATGTAATAACACAGTCACCAGGAGTTGCCTTACCTGGATAGTGTACTTTATCATTTACTCTATCAATAACTATAGCCTCGGTTGACATCTCTATTCCACCTACTTTTTTAGCAGCTAGAGTTAGATCCTGTTGGCTAGTGATATCACCAGGAAGACCAAAGAAATGGACCTCGAATTGGTATGCTCTTACTGAATCAAGATCAGTTGCGATAGTAGGAAGCCCCTGACCTGGAGTAAACTTCCTACCGTACTTAGTTTTGTAGTATGATACTGGCATTAATTAAATTCCTATAAAGATCCTAGCTGTGCCGATTGGTTAGTTAGGTTAATTTCAAAGATAAGGATTTCAGCGGTCTTGGTAGGTTTAACTAGAACCTTACACCACATTTCATTTCTATCAACCCTTACTGGTGTGTTAGTGGTATCGTCACAAACTACACGGAACTCTGTAATACCGCGCCTTCTACGAATATCATCCATAAAGGGGTTCATGAGACCTTCTATCTGTGCCCAGGTAAACTCGTCATTAGGTTCAAACACAAAGCGACGAGCCGCGAGAAGAATAATCTTGCGGACATAAATCATTAATCTACGTATATTTACCCGATCAAGAGCAGTAGGACTACGCTGAGAAGTTCTCTGACCCCAGATGGTAATACCCTGCTGAGGGAAAGTTACAATTGGATTAATACAGTTACCCCCTGAGTAGAGACTATCTCTATCACCTTGATTCAGTTTAAGCTCAGTCTCCGTAGGCTTTATTAAACGGCCCCTGCGGAAACCAGCAGGAGCAAACCAGCTATCCGCTACAGAGTCAGTGTAAGCCATCTGCCTTGCAGCAAAGATAGAAGGATCATACCATCTGTCCTTACCATCAAAAACACTAAAGATCTTTAGCCAAGGCCAGTAAATAGCCGCATAAGAACTGTTAATAGCTGCTGTCCTGGAGCCCGCTGTACTAGAAGACTTTCCATTAGTCCAATCAATAGCATCTTGAGCAGTACCAATTCCATAAGGAGGAGACACCAAAGATAAGAAATTTTGAGTAGTTTCAGCTAGAGTTACTAGATTATTTTGAACACTTTGCGTAGAAATCCCAGGAATTAATGCAATACCTATATTTAATAGATCCTCATCTAAAGTTTGCATCCCTGTTTTGGGATCAGTAGTAGAGGTTCCAATTAAGGCTGTTGCTCTGTCAGCTTCCGTAGTACTACCTGCTTCATTTAAACCACCAGACATGTTAGTAGCAGTGCTTTGTAATAATTTATTCCATCTACCTCCCTCTACAGGAGCCCCAACCACTTGTGCAGCAGTACCCTCCCCTGTCGGATTACTATTCGCGGTTAAATATTGGGTTCTCAGGCCCCCAAAGGTAGCATCATCAGCAGTTCCTAGTAATGATTGTGTAGTACCCCCAAAATTACCCAATTCAGTGGCTGTAGCGTCACTACCAGATGATTGGAGATTACCTTTAAGAATTTCTGAAGTAATGTTGGTTTCTCCAGTGTTAATTACAGTTTCTAAGAACGCTCCAGACCCTACAAGACTACATTTAAATGCTTCCTCTACAGTGCCGTCCTGGTTAACCAAAACATTAAAGTTCTGACTACCTAACCCTTGAACCGTAATGGAGTTACCACTTGTAGTCCCATCAGGACGAGTTCCTCCGTTATATCCGGCCCCCTCATACAGGGATTCCAACAAGTAACTAGCACCTGTTGTTTCAAAAGATGCTCCATAAGTTCTAATAGCTGAGGCAAATAATCCATTCGATGGAGCACCCGTAGCTAACTTACCGCTAGTACCGTAAAAAGAGTCTCCTCCTTGCGTAGCTAAAACATTTACCAATGCTGACACACCCGAAGCCGCATCAAAGGTAGTAGTACCACTACAAGCCGAAATACCTAAGGATGCTCCTGATCCCGCAAACGCGCCCACAATAGCACCCGATAGCCCTAGAGTTTCATAACCCGTTCCTCCATCAAAGCAACCCACTTTGTCTGCATCTAACCCGCCCCCAACAATCTTTCTAATAGCTTCAGCCTGCCCTGAGGCAGCAGTGCCTGCGGGGATAACATAATCTTTAGGGGAAGCATACTGAGGAACTCCAGCATTATCATATACTTGAATTCTTAATAGGAGGGTGTCAGTAATACCCCAACCCCCCGCAACAGTACTATTTCCTGATACAACAGCTACAGGACAAGTCCCTAATCCTATGGTAGCTGAGGCATCAGCGGCTCCCAAAGGAATAGCTCTAACAAAATAGAGAGTATTTGTTTGTTCTAAAATTTCTAATGAACCTTCTAGGGCTTGACCCACCAGACCCTCCGAGGGTTCTCCAAAAGTTCTTATTAAATTATTTTGATTAGTAATTAGAGTTGCTTTATCAGTTGGACCCTTTCCAGCAAAACCCACCACTCCTACAACGGAAGTATTGATTGAGGGGGTATAGTCGGAAATATCCTTCTCTACAGTATAAACACCGGGACTTACGTAATTTACCATTTGAGATTCTCCTAAGCGTTAGAAATTTTAAAAATTCGTCTACGATGAAGAGTTTGAACTTGCTCTGTAATATACTTATCAGGAACTACAACAGTTTTTCCTGGAGTCATCCAAACTTCTTTACATCCTTTTTCTGTTTGAAAAAAAATTGTAAACGATTGTAAACTATCATTTTTTATTGCTTTCATAATTTCTTATCTC